ACAGCAACGTCAGAACCATTTCTATATACACTTTTAACTGACGGATATGTACAAAATACGTCTTTAGTGCCTGAAGTAAATGATATTTTTGAACCTGTAGATGATGATAAAACAGTATCACGTGATAATGTACCACCTCCTACAGTTCCTAGACCTACTTCCCATTCTGCTTGGTTGACAATACAGTAATAAGTAGTATTTCCGTTACCAATAGCACTAGAAAATGTTTGAAAACCACTTACTGCGCCTGATAATGTAAACGTGCCTGTACCTGTAGTGGTACTATTTTCTCGTACCCTGTCTTTAACGACTAGAGCCATGACTTATCCTTAAGCTAATGTTACTGTAAGTGAACCTGAAGCAATTTTGAAAATATCGCCAGAGTCAATTGTTTTTGCTGTGTCTACTGGTGTATGAAATAATAAGTTTCCACCTGAAGTAGCATCATTTAAACCAATCCAACCTACTGTACCCCATGAAGCTGTTGCTTGTGGGAATGTGCAGTCTGCATTAGATGATGTTACACCGTTAGATGGTGCTGCAAATGTGATAGATGTTCTAGCGTATGAACCACCTGATACTTCTGTACCACTACCTGCATCTGTAGGGTCAGTTGTCCATAGTGATACATAAACTGTTGCTGGTGATGTGTAAGTTGTGTTTCTTAAAACTGCATTGATAAGTGCATTTTCTAAGTAATTACTAAATTCTGACATAGTTTTTCCTTTATCGTGGTGTTACGCTGAGTGAAGTATATGGGTAAGTTTGTCCCAAATCGCTTTTCTTAATGTTAGCAATTGCTCTGTCATATAAAGCTGACCATGTTTGAATACGTGCATCATTCATTAAGTATGGTTCTGCTTCTGCTAGAGTTGCATATAGTAAAGCGTCTGGATAATTAGCTAGATACAAGTTACTTGCTGTTGTACTAGATATAAATGTTGGTTGTGCATAGTATAAAATTTGAACCGTAAAGCTACCATTAGGTGTTGGTGCAAATTGGAACTCTGAACCTAACATTGTAAAATAGTGTGGTCTACCTGATAGTGACGTTTGACCATTTTTAAAGAATAAGTCTGGTGACTGATACTCTAAAATAACAGGTGGGTTACCTTGTAAATGTATTTCTCTTACCTCTAATATATCTGAAGGTAAAGATACTGTTCCATCACCTGAAGTAATTGAAGCGATAGCTACTTGCATCATCTTTTCAGTTCTTAAATCACGACTTAATCTTGTTTGTGCTAATTGGATAAAGTCAGGCACTTGTGCAGTTAAGTCTGAACGTGCAAGATAGTTATTCACTACCGTTACAAAGCTAGTGTAATTGGTAAAAGCCATTTAATTTCCTTAAAGTTTTTTCAGAAAGACAAGGCATCCATTACCTATGGATACTTGCTTTAGAATGGTAAAACGCTTAATTAGTTTTTCACTCCACCATGCTAGTGGTTGTTGAATTAAGTGAGCATTACGACCATCTGGTAAAATTTTTTGTGCTGGACCTGTGTGTATTGTAAACAGACCATATTTATCTACGACTCTTTGCAAGTCATCTAATACATTTTCTAGTAATTCTGGTTCTATATGTTCTAGAACGTCTATACATGTCACGAATTCTGTTGGTTCTGGTGTTTGACTCCATAATTGGTTACTTGGTTCGTATGGAGTGTATTTTACATCTACATTTTATTGCATCTTTTAGTCTACATTTACCTGCACCGTAGTCTAATAAGTTAGTAATGTTATGGTTCTTGATAATTTCATCAACAATAGGTGCATAAGCTACACTTGCTACACCGTATTCAGGGTTTTCATGCAGTTTTGCCTGCATTTCCCTATATTCGTTAGATATTAAGTTGCTCAATGACTTCTTTCCATGTTCTATCGTCTTGGTAAATGAGTCTCATGTGGCGATACCATGGCATACTTGGTTGAGCATAACGCCATTGGTGATATTTAGGTACTAAGCACCATGTTTTAACGCCCATAGCAGCACTACAATGCAATGCAGTAGTGTTTACCCCTAAATTCATGTCACATGCAGCTATTAATGATGCTGTAACGTCATAATCTTTTGCGTCTGTCGCAAATTCAAAGTACTTAATACCGTCAATTTTGCGTTCTACGCTATAATCTAAGCTAACTAACTGTATATCTTTGCGTTTTAGTAGTGGATGTAAGTCTTCTTCTGTAAGAATACGACCTTTAGCATTAGTTCTGAATGTACCACCTTTAGTTGTGATACCAATTACTGTCTTACCCCATGTCTTAAACATGGACTTCCACATATTTACTTGTTCTGTGTCAGGAACTAGAAAAGGAGTCCCAGGAAAAGATTTACTCGTTGGTCTACAAAACTGGGGTAAGCCACCAATAGCACATCTTGCATCAAGATTAATTCCATTTAACCACTCCACATTATCTGCTTTACGAGTTCCATGCACTTCTGCTTTAGGAAAACTACGTTTAAATAGCGTTTCTAGTCTTTCGTCACAGTCTATATAAACTTTTTTACTAATGTCTATAGCGTCATTAATACATGAACCATAGAATATTTCATCACCTATGCCTTGTTCGCCATAGATAATTAATGTTTTGTCCGGTGAACCGTCCCATCTATGTTCATTACCATAAACTAATTCTTTACGGAACTTACCACCTAGTGACTTGTTCCATTCTGCCCAACCTTTTTCCCATTCACCTTTGGCTAGGTAACTATGGGCTAGGTTTAATTGTGCGTTTAAATCGTTTGTATCGCATTCCAGAGCCATTTTAGATGCCTTCTCTGCATCTTCCCATTTAGACATTTGCACTAATGTAGCACTTGCATTTGAGTATGCTAAAGAGTAATTAGGGTCTAGTTCTGCAGACTTTAGAAAGTATTTAATAGCATCTTCAAAGTTATCCATTTCGTGACATGCACGACCTAAAGAAGTCCATAACGCTTTATTGCTTGGTGACTCTTGTAATGCTCTACGGAAGTATTGGTAAGCAAATGCAGGTTTATCACCCATTAACCAAATATAACCAGCAAAGTTTAATGTTGCTGCATCATTATGATATAGCATTAACACTTCGTTTATAAGTGGCATATCTAAGTCATACTGTTCCTTAGTGATAAGGTCATGTATGGCTAACTGTACTTTCTTTAATTCTGTTGTGTCCATCTATTCCTAAAGTGCCACCATTTTTTTCTTAACTTACTCATATCTTGGCGGAGTCTTTTATGTTTATCTGAAGTTCTTTTCTTATACCATCTACGTAGTATTAGGTTATTGTTTACTCTTACAGCACGATAAACTATCATCTTCGTTATCTTCTTCTATTAGCTTTGTGCCTATAGCTAAACCCATGTTATAAGCCATTTTCCATGCTTCCCACATCTTTTCATCATCATATTCTAGTTTGCATAGAGTAGGACTTTGAAGGTATATTCTTTCATACCAGTATTTAAACTCTTTACTGTAATCATCCATTCTTTGTAGTGAGTTTTAAATATGGATAGTTTTCGTTTATTTCTTTTATGAGTTCTTTAGTTTGGTTAGGGTTATATATATCTATACCCTTTTGCTTTAACTGCATTTCCACTACAGGTGGAATACTAGCAAAGTGCGCCCATTCTTGTTTAACGCCTTTATCCCAAACATCTGGGTTATCTCTTGCTTGTTTAATTTTGTCTAACATACCACTCAAGTCTTGAGTAGAAGTTAGGTAGTATGTATCTTTAGCTGGGTCATAGTCAAAGTATTGACTTACACCTGTTACGCTATTGTGGTCAAATAATATTGGCATAATAAAATACAACAGAGGGAGAATTAACTCCCTCCATTATATCATAACTTAGTTACTAAGCACCTACGTTTTGTACTTTAGCATGTGCATCTGGGTTTTGAACCACTAATGCGTATTCTGCTGTGAGTAACCATTTTGTGCTGTCACCAGTTTTAGCTAGTTCTTCTTTAGCCATTGGGCGTAATGAAGCTAAGCCAACATAACCTGGGTCAATACAGAGAACAGCTTGGTCTCTCATGAAACGGTCAAGTTTAACTGTGTGATTACCGAAGTCAGAAACGTAAACGTCTGCTGCGCCAGTAATAGTAGCTTGTGTTGTACCTTGAACATTGTTGAACTTAGTAGCAATACCAGCAAAGCCAGAGAAACGTGCTTTGTTAGTTGCTGACATAAGAATTGTTGATGGCTCGCCACCGTCTGTCCAAGCTAATTGTAATGCTGACTTTAAGTCTGCTTCAATGAATGTTACTGAAGTACCGTCTGTAGGAGCTGCAACTGTACCGCCTGAGAAACCAGGTGTTGTACCTGCTGTAGAACCTGTTGCTAATACTCGGTTAACAATCCAAGACTCAATACCTGCTGTTGAACGAGCTGTAGCTGCGCCACCTGCTGATGATGCTTGGTTACGAACGATTGCATATTCCATATCACGTTTAAGTTCTTTACCAGCTTTCATAAGTTGGTAAGCAACTTCAGACTTACGACCATACTTACGTACAACGTCATAAGTGTTAGAAATTTGAACTGTTTTGCGTGAAATTTGTGTGTAGTTACCTAATACTGTTGTAGCAGGTAATGTTGCGAATGAAGCGTCATCACCTTCAACTGAAGCGTTAGTAGCTGCTGCTGCTAATGCGTCTGTTTGCCATTGATGGTATGTTTGACCTGCTGACATTCTTTTTGCCATTGAAAGTAATGGTGTATCTTCTGGAGAAATATCAAAAATAATATCTTCAAAAGACTCTGCTATACCTTTACCGGTGTAGCTATTGGTTGCTGATGCTGCCATGCTTATCGTTTCCTTTGTCAATTAAAGCATGTTTTCTATAAGTTTTTGTGCTGTATCTT